TTCGACACAGGGCGCGTTTGCTTTCGGTTTGCGCGTTGTCGTTGACCGCAACTTGACCTCCGCTGGCATGACCATCCTTGATCCGCGTGCGCTTGAATCGTTTGAATTGAATAAGGGCCTCATTTCCGTAGAACAGCCCTCACAACTCAGCAGGCAGATCGCAGTGCGCGGGTACTGGGCAAGTAAAGTTGTTTCCCCAGAACTTGCCATTAAGGCCGCTTTCGTCTGATAGACGAAAACTAAGAGAGGAACTGGATCATGGCCGTATTCACCGTCACGCACGCACAACGTGTAGACGACTACGCCGTGATCCAGACTCTCGAGGCCACAGACATCACGATCGGTCAAACAATCGTCGTTGCAGGAGTAGGAAACGATTTTGATGCGACTTACATCGTTCAGGCTGTCCCTACTTTTGGGTTTGTTGGTGTCAGTGTTGAAGGTGATTTCTTATTTGATTATGAAGTCACCATCACGAATCAACTACTTGTCAAATCAAACTTCGATAACTATCAAAGAGCTTCAGCGACTGGAACAGTAACTTGGACCCAAACGTGCAGTTGGACCACGGTCGCAAACACGCAAGAGTTTCTCGGGATCGCGTCGGCCACGGCAAATGACACCGCGTTTCTCACGACTTGTGTCGCAGCTGCAAATTCATGGTGTTTCAGGCGTCGCGTGCAGGCTGGTTACCACGACAGTCTGACGACTGCCCCTGACAGTGCTGCACTGTTAGGAACCACGCTTTACGCCGCAGGGCTTTACCGTGAACGCGGGACCACTGGAGACAGTTACGCGTCGTTTGGTGACATGACAGGACCACCGCTTATGACCTTGGGTCGAGTAAACCAGTTGCTCGGCATTAAACGATCGCAGTGTGCATGAAATGGCAGGAATTTTCACGGACACCGTTGACACCGTGTCAGCGTCGCTTACAGCCTTGGGACTCAAGCCTGTCACCGATCCGCGCAACGCACGACCGCTTACCGTGTTCGTGGAATTACCGACGTTTACTTGTTTCAACAACCAAATTGCAGACATCACAGTTGATCTCCGAGTCCTTGGCGCGCCACCCGGCAACCAAGATTCAAGCGACTACATCCTCGGCGTCGTGGACACAATCATGAACAGTTCTATTGCTGTTGTGAGTGGCTCACCGTCGCTTGCTCAAATCGGTTCACAAGAACTACCCGCATACGACCTAACAATCAGAATCGCTTCCAAGCGCATCCCATAAAGGAAAAACCATGCCCACAACAAAAACCGTTTACCTGTCCAACCCAACCGTCACCATCGGTGGAGTGGACGTCACTCAGAACACCTCAGCCGCCTCACTTGAGATCGGTTACGACTCACTCGAATCAACGACCTTCGGCGATACCGGACACCGCTTCGTGTCAGGCCTCCAAATGGTGAACGTCACCTTAACGATGTTCATGAACTACGGAACAGGCGAAATTGAAGCCACCCTGTTTGATCAGGTCGGCGACGGCACCACTACTCTGGTCATCTCACCAGCAGGCACAACCGAGTCCGCCAGTAACCCCGAATACACGATCAGTAATGCTATGTTGGCTTCGTTTACGCCGATCGTAACGACCGTTTCAGAGCTCAGCCAAGTAAGCGTAAGTTATGTCGGCGGCACGTGGGTGCGCGACATCACCAGCCCGTAATCAACAACTAACAAAAGGACCCCGACATGATTGGCATGACATTAAAAGTAGAAATGGCTGACGGTGAAACATTCGAAGCACCGATCACCTACGGAGTTGCGTGCAGGTGGGAAGATCATCACCCCACGCTCTCCGTGGGCCGTTTCTTAGAGGACATGAAGTTCAAGCCTCTCGCATGGTTGGCTTGGGATGCGTTACGAACCAAGAAAATTGTGGTGCCGTTGTTTAGCACTTGGGTAGAGAACGTCATGGATATCACGTTTATCCCAAAAGCCAAACAGGGCCCGCAGGAAGAGCCACTAACCTGATCGCGCAGCTCGCTGTTCGTACAGGCATCAGTCCGTTGGATCTGATGGAAACACCAGCCCAGATCATTGACGAAATGATCAGGTTGATAATCGAGCAGAACGAGAGCAAAAAATGAGTCTTGGAATAGATCTTAAACCAACAGGGCTTAAAGAAGCTCTGCGGACGATCAATTCCATTGACCCTAAATTGCGTCGCGCTTACGGCAAGCAGATCCGTGAACTAGGCAAGGTCGTTGTTGACGCAATTACACCGCTGGTTCCGTCGTCGTCGCCCACTCGAGGCATGGACGGCCCGTGGCGTACCGGGTGGAAGAACGGTCAGACCAAGAACATTGTGGTTAAGACCAACACTCGAAAAGCACGCAAACGCAACATTGAAAAAGGTGCCCAGTATGAAACTATTGGCACGATCACTGTAGGGACAAAAGGTGCAGCACTCGCGATTGCAGATATGGCTGGCAAGGCTGGCGGTGGAGGCCGTGGTGGTCCGCGTAGTCGCCCAAACTTTTCGGGATTACTTACGCAAAAGATTGGTCGCGGTCCGTCGCGCATGGTTTGGGCTGGTGGCGAAAAAGCGATCCCAGACTTCCAAAAAGCCTTAGAGCCTGTTATCAAAGAGGTAATCTTTGAAGCGAACAAGGAACTAATGAAAGTTAAATTCTGATGGCAATTAACATTCCGATTCTTACCGAGTTCTCAGACTCAGGGATTAAGGCCGCTAAAGCCGCTTTTGGTAACTTTAAAACTGCTGTTGGTGACGCTGAAGGTGGAATGGGCAAGTTTAAAGCTGGCTCTAAAGTTGCTTTAGACGCAGTTAAAGCCAACGCTGGCAACCTTGCTATTGCAGGTGGGGCCGCTCTTGCAACTTTTGCAACTAAAGCAATCACAGCCTTTCAAGACATCGCGTTAGCGTCAGGCAAATTTGCGGATGCAACAGGATTATCGGTTGAGGACGCGTCACGTTATATTGAGGTAGCGGGCGATCTGAGTATCCCGGTAGACGCCGTTGAAGGTGCGATTGGTCGACTCAATAAAACGATTGGTGCGGACCCAGACAAGGTGCGAAACCTTGGTGTTGACCTTGTCTATTTGAAAAATGGGTCGTTAGACGTCAACGCAACTTTCCTTAAGACCATTGAACGAATTAAAGGCATTAAAGACCCAGCTCAAAAAGCAACGGTTGCGGCGCAGCTGCTTGGTAAGGGCTGGCAGTCCATGGCCGAACTTATTGAGATGGGCGCAGACGATCTTAAAGCCTCTTTAGATTCTGTGTCGAACGCGCAAGTTATCTCGGATGAAGAACTAGCAAAGGCTAAAGAGTACCGAGAAACCATTCAAGAACTTGGTGACATTTGGAACGCTTTTGTTATTAACGCTGGCGGCGTTTTTATTGACATCGTGTCTGACTTAAAAGATTTGACCAGTTGGGAAGGATTAGGTAGACAACTGAAAGAGGGACCCCTTGGAAGGGCTCTCGGCGCATTAGGCGGCTTATTTAACGACAACGAAGAAAACGCCAAAGCGGCTGAAGAAGCTGCAAAATCTCTTGGCGATGCGTATAGCGGATATGTCAATTCAAGGCTTGCAGAAGGTCGCGAAGAAATGGCTTTGATGAACCTCCAAATTGAGCAGCAAGCTGAAGAGTTAGCAATCATTGATCTTAAATGGCAGTCCTTGATCGGCACGCTAAAACTTGAGAGTGCTATGACCGACGCTAAAGAACAGTTGGCTGGTCTTAAAGAAAAAGCGGTTGAGGCTTACGGCGGTTCAAAAGAGGCAGTTGATGAATATAACGAAAGCCTAATTAACGCTCAGCTGATGGTCCTAGCCCTCGCTGGCACAGTGACGTTAACTAATGCGGAAAAGAATCAGATTCGAATCCTTGTTGATACTGAACAATTAGATCGCGCTATTACTTTAATTGATCGAATTGGAAGAGGAGTCAACACAGGAATTGAAGAACGGCGGTTTGGTGGCGCAAGAGCCCTCGGGGGTCCGGTCGCTGGTGGCTCGACTTATCTTGTGGGTGAGCGCGGGCCAGAGTTGTTTACACCGTCGTCGTCTGGGAACATTACGCCGAACCACGCAATGGGTGGCGGAGCGAACATCACGGTCAATGTCAACGGTGGCGACCCCAACAGCATCGTTAGAGCCTTGCAACAGTACGTGCGTCAGTTGGGCCCAGTGCCTGTAAACACTAGGGCGATGTAATGCCAAAGATGACTTGGACTGTCACGGCTGACGGAGGCGCAACAAGTTTTACTAGCCGTGTTTTGTCGTTAAACATTACTGGTGGCCGTGAACAATATTTGGACACTTATTCGGGTGGTCAATGCGTCATCACACTTAATAACAACGACAATTTTGCTGCAACTGTTGAATACGGCAAAATGTTAACGGTCAAAGGTACATACCTTGCTGGCGATTTTAACTGCCATTTTTGGTTACAAAAAATAACATATGACGATTACCCTGGCGACACAGGTTTAAGCACCGTCACGTTTACTTGTGCTGATTTCATTTCTAGGGCTGGTCGAATCCAAGCAACTAATTTTGTGATTGCTCAAGATACTTGCGATAACCAGTTAGACACTTTTAGTAGTTCAGGTATTTTGCCTGCCGATATGGGCGTCATCGGTTACGGTTCAGGTTCCATTGCTAGTGGAACTACTTATACCGGCACAGTCACCAATTATTTAAACTTTCTTGTGACCACAGAACGGGGTTACTGTTTTCTAGAAGGCAATGCCCTTCAATTTATTGGGCGTAATTATGTTTCAACCCTTGCACCGATTGCCACAAAAATAGGTCGTACGCCATCAACAACACGGATTGCATACCAACAGTTTGAACGCATAGCGGCAGGTTTTGAATTTATTAACACGGCGACAGTTTCACCTAACGGCTTGGCTAGCCAAACCAGTACTAACGCCACTTCTGTTTCAACATACGGCCCTGCGTTTTATTCGTCGTCAACAGTTGATTACACAACTACGCAGGCAAGTGGTAACGCTGATTGGATTGCAAACAATTTTGACGACCCAACGCAAGAACGGTTTACTTGTTCTTTTAGTGATGTAGCGCAAAACAGCGACGCTTTAGAATCATGGTTGTATGAATGTTTTAGTTCAAACAACAGAACAGTCAATTTTGAGTATCGGCCGCCAAATCAACTTAGCGATTACAGTCAAGACATGGTGATGGAAGGCTATAAAATTAACGTGACGCCGGAGCAAACCACTTTTGATTTGTCGTTTAGTCCGTTGACGTACTACCAATTTTTTACGCTTAACTCATCAACTTTAGGTATTTTAGACACCAGTCGACTCGGCTGGTAAAGGAGAAACATTATGGCTACACCACCAGATTTTAGTTCGGGCGCAGTCCTGACAGCGGCACAAATGAACGCTGTCGGCATGTGGAAAATTACTAGTGGTACTGTTACTAGCGGTTCATCGTTTGACATAACTAATTTCAATGCTGACTATGAATCGTACAAACTTGTTTTGACACAAATTCGTACTGTGGCTGGTTTGCCTTCAATTCAGTTGCGATTACAAAACAGCGGTACGCCTGCGACAACTGGCTACTACTACGGTGTCACACAGGTTGATGTCGCTGTCGGCACTGTTTCCGTTTTTCGTGGAAATAACGCTGCACAATTTGACACAGGTGCCGTTCAAAACGGCGGTGCTGCGTCGGGTGCTTTAAGTTTTGAAATACACAGCCCTTTTGCAACGCAATACACTTCAGTTAACGGGCAGTCAATAGACACCCGTTTGGCTGGTTCTTACGCTGGTATCACTTTTGCGGGTCAACTTGGCAACACAACTTCCTACAACGGAATTAGAATCTTGCTTGCTTCATCAACATTTACTAACTGCAACTACAAACTTTACGGATACAGGAACTAACCATGAACCGAACCCACATTGACATTGACATTGAAGGCAACCAAACCGAACGACCGTATACAGCCGAAGAAGAAGCCGACGCAGACGAACGTGAAGCCGAAGCCGAAGCAGCCGAAAAGTGAAAACTCTCGCCGTGATCGCCGCTCTTGCCATTGCCCTAATGCTGGTCATTACCAGCTGTAGCGACCGCACTCGAAACAACTGCGAAACCCAACCCACAGCGACAAGGTGCAACCCGTGAAGAAATACACAAACTCAGAAATTAAAGCCCGACTAATACTCATCGTTGGTATTGCTTTAGCCGTAGCGTTTCTAGGTTCAACTGCAGCTTTGTTGTACGGCCTGCTGTTTGTAATTCAACCTTTAGAAGTCAGCCCTAATGACGAATCAGCCTGGGCGTTACTATCACCAATGATGTTGTTTCTTACCGGTGCCTTATCTGGAATCTTGGCAAGTAACGGCCTCAAAGACAAGGGAGACAAACAAGATGACTAACTACCCGGTACTACCGATTATCATGCCGACCGACCTAGAAGGTCAAAAGAACGGCGAAATCAAACCAGCCCTATTACGCGACATCAAAGCCCCAAACGGCAAACTGCACAGCCTCGCGGCAACAGCATGGAACGCGCTACAACTCGCCGCATACTTTGACGGAATAGAACTCAAGCACGTCGGCGCATACCGCCCACTAACCCAACAAACCGCCCTGTTTAATGAACGGTACGAAGCCAAACCAAACTTTCGTAAACCCCAAGTCACCCGCAAATACAACGGGCAAGTGTGGTTCCTAAAACAAGGTTTCGCCCCAGCAGGCACACCCGGTACAAGCAACCACGGTTGGGGGCTCGCGATAGATGTCGCGTCAGCTTCAGGCAAACGACTTGAATGGTTACTAGGCGACGGATTCTCCACCAGCAACGCCCTAAAGTTTGGGTTCTCATGGGAAGTCAAAAACGGTGCTAACGCAGAAGCGTGGCATATTCGCTACGTCTGCGGAGACAACCTTCCACAAGCCGTCCTAGATGCCATAGCGGCTTTTCCTACACTCGACGTGCGGTGACTTGACATTTGGTCTGGGAGTCGGTCTAATGACTGGCAACCAAGTGCGTCCCGTAATAGCGGGACCCCGACCGCAGGAGGAAACAATGCAACCATCCCTTTTTGACGTTCTCGCTGTTCCAGCCGAGATGCTTAAATATGAAGCCTTCAAAGAGGCAAACCCTTGGGTCATGCCGACCCTCACCAAAATGTGTTACCAGCTCATGCACCGCGGATACACGCATTACGGCATCGCAGCTCTTATTGAAGTCTTGCGCTACGAACACGCGATCACTAACGACCCCAGTAGCGAGTTCAAATTCAACAACAATTACCGCGCTTTTATGGCTCGAGAGATCATGCAGAAACCAATGCTGGAGGGATTCTTCAGCACCCGCAAATCAGTTGCGGACCTATCAGAGGATTACTAAATGAACCTTAAACGACTTACCTTTTTAGCCTTAGCCACTTACGCAATGTTGGCAGTCTGGGCGATCTCAGACGTACAGGAATCGTCACCGATGCTTACTATTGCGCCCCGGCAAACAATCACATTGCAGGACCTGACACCTCAGCAACTTGCCGACCGCGCAGAGGAACTACTAGCAACAACCACAACCAGCACCACTAGCACGACCGTCTTGGCGTCACCACGAATTGCAGAAGTACCACTAGAAACCAAATGCCAAGAATGGTTCCCTGAAGCAATCTCGGTTGGCTGGCCCAACAACACTGAGACATTGCAAAAACTAGGTCGTTTGCTCTGGAAAGAAACAAGGTGCCTAAACATCACACCGATGTCCAGTGACCCCGAACTAGCAGACCGTTTTAACGGCCACGATCACGGCGTCGCGCAGATCAACGAGATCCATACCAAGTACGTTGAGCAAGTGTTCAATATGCCGTTTGCTGAAGCCATGTCTGACCCAACCCTCAACCTCAGATTCGCCTACCTGCTTTATTCTGATATTGCTGAGGGTGGCGGTTGCGGATGGAAACCTTGGCGACTGTGTTAGCACGCTGGTGGGATCACGCAGCTTGTCGAGGCATGGATCTAAACCTGTTCATCTTTGAACCGGGTGAACGGTACTCACGCAAAAAAATTGCTGAAGCAAAAGCCGTTTGCGCGACCTGCATCGTTAGGCCGTCTTGCCTAGCCGAATCCCTCAAATATTCTACGACCCAACTTGAGTGTTACGGAATTTGGGGGGGTCTCACATGGAAAGAACGACGCCAACTACAATCCGACACAAACCTAGCCACACCGCTGGTGTACCGTGACGGCAAATACCGACAAATTAGGGAGCCCCGACCATGATTGACCAAGTGCAAGAAATGACTGTTGCGATCGCTAAAGCCGATATCGCAATGAAAGCCGCCGCATGGCAAATTCAACGCCTTGGCGAGGACGTTGCAATGCTTAGAAAGGCACTCTTTGAATTGGCTTATGTCGCTGAAGAGAACGGCATTTATTTGTCCAACCTGACCCGGTCAACTCAAGATGCGATCGTGGCCATGAGGCTCGGAGGGTTCAAGTGAACTGCGACATTTGCGCTTGTGGCTTTAACACTGCCGATATTCGTATGCGTACCGAGTTGCGCGGTATCTGTCTCAAATGCGCTGAAGAGTTTGGTTTCAAAGGGATGACACTTGAGGAAACAGCTCGCTGTGTTGCCATGATTCGAGTCATCAACAATCTTAAAACCCAAACGCCTGCACAGGCCCGACACATGAAGGACATGGAATCATGATTACATTTACAACCGTTGCACCTGCATTACCTATGAGAATTAAAGACGGTGATGGAGATTGGTGTTTTGTCTTGGCGATTCACAGTGTTTATGACGACGCTATGAATGATGACCACAACCCAATAACAAGTTATGCAACTGAATATGGTTTTACCTATACAAGCGAAACTCTTGGCACTTCAGTTTTGCACAACGGCAAATGGGTTGATTTAAATGAGTTTTAATCCAGCCGACTACGCATCAGTGCAAGAACGTCTCCCACTGTTTTGGAAAGACTGCCCACGCGGACGCATTGTCACCGAGATCATTGTTGACGACGGCACTCGAATCGTCATGAAAGCATCCTTATATGCCGACATCGCTGACCCGGTACCGACAACAACAGGGTTTGCCGAGGAAGTCCGAGGCTCGTCCATGGTCAACAAAACGAGCGCGTTAGAAAACTGTGAGACTTCGGCCGCTGGACGCGCACTTGCGAACTACCAGTATCAAGGCTCCAACAAACGTGCCTCACTTGAGGAAATGGTCAAGGTGTACCGCCAAGGGCAAGAACCACAAACAACAACTAACGCGCCACCAGCTGCGCAACCACGCACACAAACGCTCGGGTCATCGGGTGAACCGCCGACCGCCAAGCAACTTGGGATGCTTCGAGCCAAAAACTGGGAGGGTGCCGTTCCTGAAACTAAGCGTGAAGCGTCCGCACTTATTGACAGGCTAATGAACGGTGGCTGAAATATTAGAAGCCGACTTCCAAAAGACCGTTATAACATTGGCTAAATTGCATGGTTGGCGCGTCATGCACACACACCCAGCCCTAGTCCGACCGGGCAAATGGATCACGCCCAACACAGGCAACCAAGGCTTCCCTGACCTAGTGATGACCCACCCTTTTCGAGGCACCATCTTTGTCGAATTAAAAGGTGCCAAAGGTGTCGTCAGTAACTTGCAATGGGACTGGATCAACGCGCTTGAAGACTCGGGCGAAGAAGTACACGTCTGGCGGCCCAAAGACCTAGACAAAATTAGCGACCGACTAGCAAGGAAACCAAACCATGACTGAATTTATGCAACCAATTAACCCAATGCGAATTACTACAGGAAGCGACGAATGGTCGTTTAAAACTCCAGTGTTTGCGCTTGCCGTACAGGATGAGAAAGTCATCTTTCTGACAATTAACGGCTACTTTTACACACCCGAAAAGATCAAGTTTGCCGAGATGAACATCAACGGCCAATGGGTTGCACTCGAATCGCACAAACACCCAACCGTTAACCCTGCTTGATATCCACAGGGGAGCGCGTCTAGCGTCCCATCACAACTGACACCATCAGCTCCTAACGAGAGGAGCATTAGCCCTTGCAGGAATCTGACCCCTGCTCTGGGAACACTCGGTAACGAGGGTAGACGGTCACGCCTAGTGACCGATCAGCGTTCAAACGTACATTGCGAATGGTTGTCCACCGAACACAAATAGACAGGCTCCCATGGGCTACTTGCCCTAAATAGTGGGGGACACAAACCACACGCGCAACCCATGACAAACGACGACAACCGAGCGAGTGCCCTTCTCGCTTGGGCGTCAGTATCTCTTGACCTTGACCTATGCTCTTGACCTATGAGCGGCAACCCGATCTACAACACCAAACGATGGAAACAACTACGAACCCAAGTCCTACAAGACGAACCCGTCTGCCACTGGTGCAAGAAAGCCCCATCCACCCAAGCCGACCACGTCATCGAATTAGACGCAGGATCAGACCCATACGACCGAAGCCTCATAGTCGGTGCATGCGCCAGTTGCAACGCCCGACGCGGCGCCCAATACGTCAACAAGAAAACCGCAAACCGAATCCAAAAACGCAACGAAATTTCTTTTTCACCCAATTTGACCAT